TGTGCTTATATGTGGTGATCGTGGCGGTTGTATCCGCGATAGCGTCTCCATTTGTAATTCAAAATTGGCGAAGCTATTTGACCTAAATGAATTACATAAGATATACGTCCGTAATGTTTAGCATATTGTCGTAACTGATCTGCCAAATATGCTGAAGTTCTTTTGTCGTCAGAAAGGCGAGCGTCAACGTCGATTGCACGTACAACTGCTGTTTTTGGGTCGGGTATGTGGTCGCTTTTACCTCGTGATTGATGCAACAGATCAGCAATCCATCCATCAGATTTACGCGAACGATCAGCGAAGGTATCGTCAATTTGTTCCCTTAACTGAACCGCAGCTTTTGACAACCATGGTTTCATAATTTATTTAAGCACAATCTTTCAAGATTATGCTAAGGCTAGATAGTTCCGTCATGGGCAGCAACTACTACGGCTGCTGCCTCGGCATCACTCTCAGCAATATCTAACCAAATTAAACCATCAGTAGTAACTAAAACAGTTCCGACATCTCCTACAATTGAAATGCCAGCATCATTTAATTCTTGTCGTAATTCAAAACCATTAACATTAGTTGGTTTATTAAATGAAATCATTAACCTATTTTCTCCATTCCAAATATGGCATTGCTACTTCTAAAATCTAAAGCACTAGCAGTACCTTGATATGCGTCTATTTCAATCCAGTCTCCCGCTGATAAATTCATGGTAAAACTCATTGCGCAACTTGGAAAATTAACAGATGAAGTTTCAAAATTGTTAATAAAAGTTCCTGTACTTGAATTGCCATTTTTGTAAATAGCGACAATTCTGCGGGCAACTGTTACCGATGATGCCCATTGCATAGCAAAATAAACTGTGTAATAACCACCTTGTCCGCTTGGAACAGTTAATCGGGCATTGTTCGTGCTGTTATCGTGAAATCCATTAGTATCAAATGCCTCAGAATCCCAAGGAATTTGAACATTTGCACCTGCACCAACACTTGTATTGGCAGTTTTAGTTACTTGCACTCCAACAAATGTTGAACCGCTTGAAGGGGTTGCCCATTTTACTTTATATGGAGAAACTGTTGTGTCGGCAGTTAAAACTTGTCCAGTAGTTCCAATTGGTAGATTATCAAAAGTTCCCGAACCAGTTCCAACAATTATGTCACCTGAAGCAGTTATCTCTGTTGCCATTGAGTTAGTAATAGTTACTGTTCCTGAAGTGCCGCCACCGCTTATTCCGACACCAGCGGTTACGCCTTCGATATCTCCAGTTGCACCTGAAGCAACCCAAGCACTTCCTGAGTAATACCATAATCCGTTAGTGTCTTTAGTGTATGCGAACTGTCCTTCTTGAGGTGAAGTAATTGCTGCATCTCTAGCGGTTGCGTCTGCAAACACCAAAACGCCTTGCATTAAATATCCATTAACGTCGGCTGCGCTTAAAACGTCTCCGGTGTTAAAGGTCTTAAAACCTAATCCTGCTGCCATGTGTGTATCTCCTTAGGGTCTAATTATATCTTAATATGACAAAACATCCTCGCCAATAACGCCGTAATAGGCGCTTCCAAGGATAAATCCATCAACTATTGGTTCGAGGGTTGTTAAAGTGGTAATCCATGAGCTTGAGGTTATATCGTGAGCAATACCTTGAACCTGTAAATTCTTTGTAATCGTTGAACCATCAGGTTGAATATTGGAAATCAAAACATTATCAAAATAATCAAAATCGAGCATTGTCGCTGTTGGTACATCAGGGTCAAAAAGATCAACGCTCATTTCATCAATTCTTATTGTGGTTGAACTTCGAGTGGCAACATAAATTTTAGCAATGTTAAGGGCGTTTGCATCTGTATCAATAATCAAATCAGGTACTGAAATTGTGTGTGGAAAATAAGTTGCAATCGACGCTGCATCTGAAGCTGTTTGCGCAGTTCCACCCGATCTAGTCATTGTGGCTGAATTAATAATCAATTTATCATCAAAAGCAAATTTAAGATTTTTGTAAGGTATCCCAGTCGTTTGATTAAATTCAGTCGGAGTAACACCTGCGCTTGCAATTACTGTACTGCGATTTTTGAAAACAATATTACCTACAGGGCTGATAAATAGCGCCCCTTGTTCGCTGAACTCTGCGTTTTGCATAGCATTAAGAGAAGTTCTTAAATTTGCTGGGTCAGCAATAGTTAAACTATTACCTGTTTCAATATCTCTCATTGTGGTTGGGAATGAAACAGTATCCAAAATTTTATTGATTCTAGTTCCGGTATCTTGATTTGCGGCTTGTCCAGTAACTGTAATGACTGAAGCTAAATTGAATAATCTAAAAGCGTCGCTTGCTGAAATATCCACATAAGCCATATTTTCAGCTTGATCGTATGAGTAAACATAAGAAGTTGTGTAACCACTAAATAAATAATAAGTTGTTCCGCTTACGGAAGCTGAAATTCTAAGTTTTCTTAATGGTTCTAATTGTCCAAAATAAGGGGAACTAGGATTTTGAGGATTGAAATCTGAATTTGGGTCATAGATTCTAACAATGCAAGTGCCAGCCTCGTAAATGTCGCGAGCTACGTTTCGACCACGTCTGATACTTATTCTGCGGGTTCGATCAGTTAGATTTACTACTAATGCGGGTGAAGTTGAATCGGACAAAATATTTGTACCCAAAATGCCATTGGCAGGGTCATCTAATGTGAATGGTATTCCAAAAGTAGCACCTGAACTAAAGTTAAGGGATACGTCTATTGTTGCAGGTAACGTCATGGTTGGAAAGCGCCGAGCAATCTACCAACCGAACTAGCAGAACCTGAAAGATTTGAGTTTAGCAATCCATTTCTTATTTGATCTACCAAATCCGCGTCAGTAACTGTACTTCCGGCATTGTTAATTGTTATGTTTATGCTTGGTGTTTTAATTCCTAAATCACCCATGACTCCAGTTATGGAAGCATATTCGGCTGAAGCTTGAGGTGCATTAGCCAATACTGAAGCTGCTGTTGTTTCGTTTAATGGCACGCGTACTTTGCCTGTCATAACTTGATCTTTCATTTGCAATAGCCGATACATTTCAATCATTTTGGCAAGTAGGTTATCAATCTCAGAACCCCAACCCTTAAACGGATTAAGTGCCATTGGTATTTTAGCAATAGCACCAGCAAGATCGGTGGTCTGTAATTGAACAATTGCTAATTGCTTTCCTAGTCTTTCGGCTTCGGAAGCATTACCTTGAAGCAAAGCTAACTGTAAATTGAGTCTAAGTTTTTCTTGCTCTGTCACTTTACCTTGCAAAGCGGCAAAAATCTCAATTTGTTGAGTATCAAACAAACCGCCAAATTGTTTAATTTTGGCTTGATCTTTTGCTAATTGTTGTTGTTTTTTAAATAAATCTTGTTCTTTTTTTATTGCCAATAAGCGGTCTTTTGCTGCCTTGGCTGCTGCATCTTTAAGTCTTTTTTCCTCAGCTCTTAAGGCTTCATAATCAAATCTTGAACTCATAGGGTCATAAGGTTTATCAAAATTTTGTTTGTAGTTAAAAATGCTGCCTGATTGGTCGGCTAATAATTCACTAATTGGAGTATTTAAGAATTGCAGGTTTCCAGCGATAAACTTGCTCACATAACTCATGGCGGTTACAGATTTTTTGGCTACTGTCTCCATAAGTCCGCCGGTCTTTTCAGCATTAATATTTAAGTCCTCAAAAGCATTGACTAATCCTTCGCCAACGATTTCTTTAACAACGTCCATACTTGCAGCGAGAATTGCCATTTGACCCGCAAAACCGGAAGCAGAAGCTTCGCCTTGCCCTGCAAATTGTTTGTTTAGTTGTGCCTGAACCTCTGCAAAGCTTTTGCCCTTTAATGAAGCGGTGCTATAACCAATGTTCAAACCAACCAAAGCTTTATTGTTTCCAAGGTAAGATTTAGTCAAAGCATCAACCGCAGTACCAAGATCAACACCAGCGCCAGCCGATAAATCCAAAGCTGTTAAAAAAATGTCTTGGGATAATTTGGCATCTAAAGTTGTTGAAACCAATTGACGCATTGCAGGACGCAGTTCGTCATCAAGTATTCCGCGAGTTTTTTGAATCCTCTGGATAAATTGCTCTGTCGCTAAAGTTTCAAATGACATACCAAGATTGCCTAAAGTTAAAGCTAATGACTTGGCTGATTTTTCCTCTTGAGCAAAAGCTTGAACGGATGATTTGGCAAACTTGACAATTTGATTTACACCAAATGCAACCCCAAATGCACCGGCTAATTTATTGGCACTTTTACTTAATTTGGTTAAAGAATTTTGCGCTTGTCTTGCACCTTTGTCTTTATAGGTTGAGGTGATTGCAATATCTATGGGTGAAAAACTTACCATTATGCCGCCCTATCAAATGATTTATATTGTGCCTGAGAAACTCTTTGTTGCCATCTAGTCTTAGCTTTTTCAATGGCTTTCATAACCGCGTCTTGGACTTTGCCATGATCGTCATAAAATGCTTTGTAAAGTAAACGTCCTTCTCTTTTACGACCTCTACCAATACTGACTAATTTTTGTTGGTTGTTCAAAGCTCGAACAAATTGATAACCGGCTAATGGGTTATTGCTTGCATATTGTCCAGTTTTGCGTCTTAAAAATTGTTGATTAAATTTGTAAGTGCCTTCATATCCTTGCACTTGACCTTTTTTATCTCCAGTTATATTTACAAATGGCGCTCGCCCTTGAGGGTTCTTACGTCCGGCAGTTTCATAAATAGCACCTGAAGCCGAATGGTTTTGCAATATAAATGTTTGAACAAATCCTGAACGATTACGTTTTGTACTTCCTAAATCGTATCCTAAACCTTTTCTGATTTTCCAAGGGTCATATTTAGGAAATCCACGTTTGCGGGATGATCTAGATTTTGCTTCTCTGCCTTGGCTAGTCCAGCCTTCGTCTAGCCCTGAAATCCTTGCTCGTACCATGCCTTTAGCTCTATCGGAAATACTCTGCATTGCAGGGTCAATTTCCTCAAGCATGTCTTTATAAAGGTCAGGGGCAAAGTTCTTGAGACTGAATAAAGTCTCATCTAGACCTGCGACCTCTACCGGCATTTTCCATCCTTTTTGCGTCCTCTTTTAGAACGTTAAGTGTTGCTAAAAGTAACGATCTGTCCATGTTAATAAATTCGCTATGC